TACCATGTCGGTTCCGTCATATTCGACGTCGGAAAGCTGACCGAGAGCAAAAATAGCGGCTACTTTCGATCCTTCTGCGCTGTACTGCTTGATGCTTTTTGCGCCAAGACCCGAGATATTCAGCGTGTCGGCCCCGGTACTGGCCTTATTGAACTTGATCCGAAATCGTTGATTCTCCGTGTATTGTGCTGGCTGCGGCGTTGGGCTTAGCGTCAGGGCCGCCCCGCTCCCCGCCGTAGTGAATGCTGTGCCGGACTGGTTTTGTCTGGTGTGAAGAAGAGCATCATAAAGCTGAGAATCTCCGACAGCATCCACCTGACCATCAGGCTCAATGCCGGCTTCATCCAGGAGCGACTGAAAAAAGCCTTCCTTATCATTTGCCCAATCCTGTTCAAGATAGGATCCGTCCAAGGCTCCTGGGGCGGTACGGTTTTTAAAGGAGCCCTGCGGATATGCAGCAGATGGGTTGTTGAACCTGCCCGGGTATCTCTCATTCAGCTTAAGTGACATTTTAAACTCCTATAAATCCAACAAATTCCGCATCTTCGTCGCCGAACTCGGCGTCCATATCGTCGAACTCAACCATGCCGATCCCTTCAAGGAATCCGTTGAACCGAACTGCTTGAGGCTTTGGCACCAGACCTGCGTTCAACAGAGCGAATCGCTCCAGATTGGTGATCTGCCCATAGAATTCGATGCTGAACGACATGTCTTCGCCGTCCGTTACGCGAAGGACTTCTGCGTTCGGCAACAAAAAATTCATCCCGTCGAGGATGTTTTCTATCGTGGCGTCGCCATTGTTCTTGATGATCTTGGCTTTGATCACCAGCCGGTAAAGCTCGTCCGAAAGCTGTCCGTCCTGATCGATAGTCAGCGAGCTGAACATGGCGCCTTCATCGCCAAACTCGTCACCGTCAGTGAGTGCGAACAGGCCCGGACTCATCGGGAGAGTTCCGACAAAGCTTCGCGGCGCTACGACGATCCGGCCGATAACGTTGAGCTGTTCTTCGACTGCATTGTCGATGTCGTAGCTCTTGCGAACCGCCTCGGCCGCCGCCTCCAGGCTCCCTCCCAGCTTTCTCGCTATCTCATACCAGGCCACCGCCTTCGGTTTGTTTCGGTACTGTGCGTAGATCCGGTCTGGAATATTCATCACGCGACCACCACGGTGATATTGGCTTCGGTCCAGCGCGACATCTCGTTGTAGGCAATCGCAACGTTTGCCGATGCGCCGTTGATCTCAAGCAGAGACACATAGCTGTTGCCGTAGGAGCCGATCACCTTGTTGATGGGCGTGAACATCGTGCTGTAGGGCACGCTCTCGCCAATATCGAAGCCGCTGATCTTGAACCCCACGTCAGCCGGGATCAGGTCGCCGGCGGCGTACTCCATCACCGCCTCCTTGATGAGCTGGTCCACGCCGGCAGGCAGGGTTCCGTCGTCGACGATGGTCATCTCGACATTCATATCGATGTAGATCGGGCGGCTTGCTCGGATCAACTTCTTGTTGGCCGGGTACTTCGGCGACGTGACTTCAACCTCGAAAGGGGTGCCGGCCTGGTAGAGCTTGGCGCCTGGGTTCTTTTTCAGGTAGATCGCCATTGCGACATCTTCATCGGTTCCGCCGTCGATGATGGGGGCGATGGAGTTCGCCGGAAGTCCGTGCGGGTTGTCAGCAGACACTGAGCCGCTATCCGTGTCGTTCTCATAGACCTTCACACGGCGCACGCCAGGGACTGCGTACAGTTCGCCGTACAGCGAGTCGATCTGGTTGTTTCCTGGGCGCCCTACTGCTGTAGCGCGCGTGACTCGCAGTTGTTCGTTGCTCTGCGCGTCAGTCCCTGGCGTGGCTGGGTCCGGGTTGGTCACGGAGGCAAGGCCGGCCACCACATCAACGATGCGCGTGATCGTTCCCGCGTCCGCCTGGGTTGGCCCTGCGACAGTGCAGGTAGCGTTCACGCTGACAGTGCCAGATCCGTCTGCCGTAACGGTCTGATCGGTTGCCCAGCGACTGCCGGTGACAATTGACTCGAACAGGTTGCCCTTGAAGATCACGGTGCCTGGGGTCGCTGTGAGATCAAGTTCGACACTTGACGCTGATCCGCTGGACCGAATGGTTCCGGTCAGAGAACAGATGATGTCGAGGTCGGCGCCCTTGGCCTTGTTAGGGTCTTTCGAGTTGTACGCGCGCTGCAGTGTTTCGTCCATGGCGTAGAAAATCTCGGAGTCGTGCGCCATCTTCAGGCCGTCGGGCGTGGATGGGTCTAGGTTCCACAGTGGATCAATCTCCACGTAGAACTGCCGCTCCTGGGCAAACCACTCGTTTTGAGTCTGTAGCACGTAGCCGGTCGAAGTCAGGCTAGCCATTCAGTGATACCTCGTCCGTGCCGAACTCAGTGAGTATTCCAGCGGTCACGCTGTAGCGGCGGGTGGTGATGTCGAAATCGGCGGAGAAGCTGGTGAGGCGGATAACGCCTGGTGTGTTCGCTATTCGTGCGCGCAGGGCGGCCTCGGCGGCCGACAGGCTGGTGAACTTACCCAGGATCTGCTCATACCACGGCGTGCCGTCGGTGATGTCGCGGAAGTATTCGCCCAGGAACAACCGAAGCCTGGTCAGGACCGTTTGCGCAATCTCTTCCTTTCCGCTGATGAACTGCTGGCCGCGGGTCACGATGTCGCCGTTTTCGTCAAGTCTGCGAACGGTCATGTCACTGGCGCTCCGCTATTGCCCGATCCAGGCGTAACGCCGCTGTGGATGTGGAGGTTTAAGTTGACGCCGGCGGCGGTGATGATGTTTCCGTCCGGGGTGATGGTCAGGCCGTTGATCAGGAACGATCCGTCTGCCATGAGCTGGAACATGCCAGCGCCGTTCTGCATGAGAGTTGTGCCGTCGGCCAAAACATCGAACTTGGCGAGCCCGTTATCCATCGAGATGCTGTTGTCGTTCTTCAGCCAAACGAATTGGGTGCCGGCCCGATTGCGCAGGCGCACGCCATTGTTCTGGAAGCTGGGGAGCACGTTCGGTTGTGAGCGGAACCCAGGCAGGAACATGGCGTCCTGCATGTTGTGGAAGCGTCCGATGGGATTGGCTGCCACTCCGCCGCTCTGTATCCAGCCGTCAATGCAGCGCTGGGAGAACAGGATGTCACCTTCGCATTCCGGGTCGATCTGGTACTCAACGCAGAAATCACCGCCAGGGAAGTAAACTGGGACCTCAATGATTGGCTTGATCGTGAACTCTGCGCCGTTGATGTCTACCCGCGACACGCCAACCTGAACCTGAGCGAGCTGTGTCAGTGGGTTGAACGTCAGCACATGCCCTGGGATTGAGGTGCAAACCCCCTTCATGACCTCGCGGAAAGCGTCACGGATCAGCCTTGCCTGCTTTGCGCGGCCTTCTGGTTCCATCATTCAGGCACCCCCGCCGCGCCGGTGGCGACGGCATCATTCAATAATTAGGTTTTCGGGGTCTAGCGAACGAACTGCTGCCCACGCATATAGGAAGAGTTGACCGAGGCAACCGCCTCTCCGCGGGTGATGAAGCCGTTTTGATTGACATCCAGGCCTGAGTTGGCTGCGTACTCGCGCTGATACGGACCTGAATCCCGCTCCCACATCACATAGGAGTCCGGACGCCCCACGGCTACAGGCCATAGGACCGCCAGATAGGCGTCACCCAGGTTGCGGATGCGGCCCGAGTACGGCTGGTAATAGGACTCCACAAAGTCGAGCTGGCGAACCGCCGTCATGCGTGCGAGCTGCGCAGTAGACGTGCCCAAACCTCTGGCTGTCGACTCAATGAACTGGATCAAACCGGTTGCCGTGCTTCCCGGGTTGCGGGCCGCTGGGCTGAACGTGTAACCGGTCTCGAAGCCCATCACGGCCATGAGCCAATTCGGATCCATCGACAGCCGGCCGGCAATATCCCGCACCTTGACGCGGAACGCCTGGTCAACCCTGGCGCCCCAGATCAGCTTCCCGTTTTGAGTGGTTGCAGTTTCGGTTGCCGCCGGCGTGGTGCCAGCCCGTAAGCCGTCGATCTCGGTCCGCCACAGGTTGATGTGCGAATCGCCGGAGTGCTTCATGGCGAAGATGTTGTATTCGCCATTGGCCGTGGCGTCACCGCTCAGCTCCGAAACGAACAGGTTGCCGGTGTTGAAGGTGGCGAACTCGCTTTCTACGTTGATCTTTCCATTGATGCGCAGCGCCGGATTGAGCTGGACGGCCACGAACACTCCAAGGCCATCAGGACCTCGAGAAACCTCGGGGATACCGATCATGCCGCTGAACTGGTCAACCTGCACAGCTATAGTCGAGCGCGGCATGTTGGGCTTGGTGATGACAATCCGCCCGCGGTCCTGCATCCAATCGAACTTGTAGGCGTAGGACAGATCCGTAAATGTCGCCGGGATGTCGCCGTCGACCACAAGGCCTGTGGAAAACGGCTTCGCGTCGGCGAATTGCGCATTGTCGATGTCGATCGGCAGCGGCCAGGCGCGAGCCAGGGCGCGAAGCACCTCCTCAATCCTGGTGCCGATGCCGAATGAAAGCTGAGCGGACGCCCGGTCAGTCGCTGGCTGTCCCGACCGGCAGATCAGGC